ATGAATAATATGAAAAATAAAGCTTACGGATTAACATTACTTGCTGTTGTATTAGTTGGTTTAGGTCTTACAGTTTTCAATGTGATTAATTGGATTACTTACTTAGTAATCTTGTTAATTGTTGGCATATTAAGCAAAAGAAAGTAGTTGATTAAATGACTTACACTGAAAAAATAGAAAAATTAATAGAAATGGATTTAACGAGCTATCGCATTGCAAAAGAAACTGGAATCAGCACGCAATACATTGACAAAATCAGACGTGGAAAAACAGCTATTGAAAATATTGGACTTGGAAAAGCTGAAGCTTTGGTGAAATATTTTGATGAATTAAGTGAAGAAAATCGCACATCTGAAAAATAAATATATTTTTATTTTTTCTCACAATCACAATATATTGTGTTTAATAAAGAATATATTTATTTTATCGACTTTTCCATACCATATATTGTGTCCATCATAGTAATTGAACTATTTGACAACTTGAATATTAAGTAATAGAATAACTTTAGTAGATCTAGCCCATATCCGTCCGCGGGTGGGCGTTTTTTTTTAAGGAGATTTTATGTGTATAGACGATTCTAGACCTTTTAGAACTATTGAAGAACAGTTAGAAAGACTCGAAAAAAGAGGACTATACATTGAAAATAAGGACCATTCAAAGAAAGTCCTATTAGCACACAACTATTATTGCGTAGTTAATGGATACAAGGCTCCTTTTTTAAAATATGATTCTTCTTTAAAACCAATTATTCCTGAATGCTATAAAGAAAATACTAGATTTTCTGAAATCTTCAATTTATACAAAATGGATAAAGAGTTAAGAATTTTATTTCTAAGCCATATCCTATCTTTTGAAAATAAATTAAAAGCTTTAATTGCTTACCACTTCTCTAATGCTCATCCCGAAAAATATGCTTATCTACATTTTTCTAATTATTCTGATAGGCCATCTGACTTATCAGACGTATTAAAAAATATTCAAAAATTGTCTAACAAAATTGAATATCATAAAAATCTGAAACGCAATAATGCAATTAAACATTATACAACTAAACATGGAAACGTCCCTTTGTGGGTGTTGGCTAATTTTTTAACATTCGGTGAACTCCAATATCTTTTTTTATCTTTAGAACAAAATGTTAAAAACAACATATGTAAAGTTATAAGTCTAGATTTCAAAAACGAAATGAATTCTGACCAAAAAATTGACGATGAAGAATTAAAAATGATCATCAAAACTGCAAATCTTTTTAGAAATGTTTGTGCACATGATGAAGTTTTATATAACTATGCCATCGGAACAAAGATAAAATCATCATTATTTAAAAAATATTTTCCTTATAACGATTCGTTTAAATCAAAGGATTGCCACGTTAACCTTTTTATCATGCTATCTTTACTTAAACTAACAACTACTAATAAAGATTATAAGAAACTTCTGTATGAATTAGATAAAATATTTAAAACTTATAGAAAAAAATTTAAATCTATACCATTTGAAGAAATTTTAATAATAATGGGATTCTCTCCAAACTGGAAACATCAATTAGAAATAAATTAATAACCCCCCTTACCTTTTTATTCAAGGTAGGGGGGTTATTACTAATATCCAGTACCCCAAGTATTGTCTGGGTTTCCGTCGTTTGGACCGATTGGGATATAAATCCGAGTTCCGTTTGAATCAGAACCACCTAGCCAAACATAACCGTCTGCTACCCGAACTAAATCATACTTAAAAGTAGAACCTTTTGGCCACACGCCGTAAACTGGCGCTGACAAGCTCGGGGCACTGTTGCGAAGAACAATGCCTTCATTAACACCGATGGTAAATGTTTTAGCTGGTGTTGGTTTGCTGTTTTCCCATAGCTCCGCAATATCACCATCATTTGCATAACCTAGTAATTTACCGCTGTTTTCGATGCGATACAAGTTTTTACGACCATCTAATTTTTGAGTAATCGTGCCAACTTGGGTCCACAGTGTATCTGCGTTGACATGCTGTGCAATTGGTGCGTCTGGATTTTTATATATAGTAGTGAATCGGATATTTTGTCCTACTTTATATTTGGGTTTATTAGGCTTGCCAGGGTTTACAATAACATCCGAGCCATCTTCTGGCAATCCAGTTTGTAAATCTTGTGCAAACTGTGCCTTACTAATCCCCCAAGATGCCAAATAGCCGTATGGATCTGTGTGATTTCCACCTAAATTGTTTGTCACCCACAAATGAGTTTTTATGCCGTAACCTGTCGGATCGTCTAAATCAAACGTCACATTAATTTGACGTGCTAAATCACGTAATAAGTTAACGTAAGCTGCATAGTCTTTCTTAAACATAGCTTTATTTGAAGTATTGGCTAATTCGACTTGTGCATAAGCATAAGGGTTTGCATCTCCTGCTCCCCAAGCTATACGACCGTTTTCCGCTACCTGAAGCACACGGCCCCCTCCACCTACAACATATTGCGTAAACGCTTCTTGTCGTTGCCAGTTGTTAAGCATGTTATTGGCTTCGTTTTCTACACCAGCGTCCATATTTGCAGTATCGTGCGCAATGATGTATCGGTTAATAGTCATTGGCCAACCTGCGTTAATATTTCCACGGGTTTCGACTTGGTACGCATCCACATTGATTGTAGGCATAAAAAATAGAGCGATTAACGCTCCAACTAAAATTTTCTTTTTCATTCGTTTACTCCTTGTCTTTTAAATTATATGCTGATACACCTGTTACTACTCCTAAAAAAGTTGCAATGGCATTGATAGTTAAAACAGCCATATCTGTTTGTTGCCAACCATAGGCTTTGCCTAACGTTGCTACTAAAACAGAACTAGCAGGAAGTACAGTGAGTACTCCCCATTTGATGATTTTGTAATACTTGTCTGGTAGAATCATTTTTTTGCTCCTTTCAATTCTATTATGTCATGTTCCGCTTCTTGCATTCGACCTTCTAATTTAAAGGTTCTTTCAATTACCCCATTATGTTTTTCTACTTTCTTTTCTAGCTGTTCAATCCTGTAAGCTGTCAAATTGGCACTAGCTACAACTCCAATAAATGCACCAAATGTACTGCCTACTAATCCTATTACAGCGACAACTATTTCATTTGACAAAATCATTCCTCCAATAATAAAAACCGCCTAGCTTTTGCTAAACGGTTTTCCTGTCATTTTAGTAAATTCCTCTTCTGTAATACAACTAGGCACAAATTCTGATACTTGTTCAGGCGTGAAAAAGCCCCAGTCATACATCAGTTTAATGTCATCATATGAATACATTATTTTGCACCTCCGATTTGCTCTTTAATCGCATCAATTTCTTTAGTATTTTGAAGCGAAGTAAGCATAGTCTTAGAATTGATTTGTGCAAGCGATTCTGCTTTAGCAGTTAGTTTTTCATTTGCTTGTTTTAACTCGCTATTTGAAACTTCTAAGCTATTCGCAAGATTTTCTAATAAGTTTAATTTTTTAGAATAATCTTGCGTGACTGCTTCTTCCCATTTTTGTTCTGAAAAATTAAAGAATTGTGACTGTTCATTGCCCAAACCTCCAAGCGGTTCAATCTCTACAAAAGGTAAAGACGTTGGAAAATTATCCTCCACTTCGTGTTTTTCAAACCCCATTGGATATAATACTTTGTATATTACTTTCATTTGCAATTTCCTCCTTATACTGGCCACGCATCTGGTGTTATCCACATTCCTGAAACATAAGAACTTCCATTACCAGATTTCACTTGTATTAAACTATTTTGATCAATATAAGCACGGGCATCGGCTGGTTGATTTGCGTTCCTAACAAGCGAAAGTGCTGTCTGTGCAGGATACCCTTGATCACGTTTGTAACCTTTCGGTATAGTAATGATCCAACGTGTTTCAGTTCCTGTAGGCCAATTATCGCACTTAAAGTTAAAGGTTAAAAAAACTATATTTCCAATTCGAGTCAATTTTCCGTTTACATCTGTGATATTTGTTGTATCACTTCTATCAGCCATTGTTATTGCACGCTCAATCATGCCAGCTTGGACAGTTAACCCTTTAAACTGTAAACCATCTTGAAAATTCTTTGTTCCTAAAATTGTTTCATTTCCAGTCGCTTTAACAAGTTTTCCGTCAATTCCATCCAACCCATCAACGTGTGTTTTCATATATTTCGCATTACCATTTTCTTTTAACTGAACGATATCTGCCATTATGCGTCACCTACCTTTTCAAATGTAAAAACTGGTAATGCATCCAGTTTTTCTTTATCCATTTTAGACATTAAACCATCTTTTTCAGCAGTAGCATTGCCAGGAAGTGTTGGAATGATGGTTGTGTCAGGCAACGCTTTTACATCTGAAGCAGTTAAAACAACTTCACCTGTATGACCATTTACAGACGAAACAGTCCCTGCTCCAGTACCACTAATCTTTCCATCTACAAATTCATTCAATCCAACAACGCCAGCTGTACTAGTCTGTACGTCAATAGCTACGCCATCTTTTTTCACTACGTATAAATCAGGCATTTAATTCTTCATCTCCTTTTACTTTTTCAAACTCAACACCAGAACCACCTAGTTTTCCAGCTTCATAATCGGCTATGATTTTTACCATTTTGTCATACTCTTGTTGTGAAATCATCACGCCATCACTAGGTAAATCTAAGTCTGTACGTGTAATAATCACTGCTCCAGTTTTTCCGTTGACAGATAAAACTTTTGCTTGTCCGTTCATTATCTCTGATAAACCAAGGATTGCCGATACGTGTGTCATAGGAAAAAACTGACGTTTAATACCATTTTCATCAGTTTCCATCATTCTTTTAGCATCAACCATTATCTGCACCTTCAATCGTAAAAACATTTTGTTTTGGGTCATCAACTGTCGCTATGATTAACGCCCCTTCCTCGATTGGGAAATTGACTGTACCCACCAGTTCAACTTCATGATTCTTAGAAAATGAATCATCCTCTAAAATTTCTAACGTGTTTACATTGCCGTATTTAATGGTGTATAGCCGTTCCTCTAGCCGATGATACAAATATTCCATATCTGCCAATAAACGTTCAGAAATCGAATTATGGCGCACTCCTTGAATGTCTACACGTGCATCCATTAATTCGGCTAGCATTGTTCCGCCTGGATCAACAGTTTTTAAAATATCTTTGATTGATTCGAACCATTTTAGATAATCTGTTTCTTGGCCGTTCCGCCAAGCTTCAAATGTATCTTGTTGATTTTTGCGCCACTTTTCAAACTCTTCTTTTCTAGCATTCATCCAAGCTGTAAAATCGCCTTTGTTTTCATTGATAAAAGCGGTCATATCTGCAATTAAATCTTCTATTGATTGCCAATAGGAACCCATTTCACCTTCTGTTTTAGAAGCTGCATTCACCACAAAATAGGAAAAGTTTTGCGTTGCACCAATCAGGTTGTCGCCTTTATGAATACTGAAATATGCTTCCTGTCTGTGCAATGACTGCATAGAATATTCATCAAAGGTATACTGGATAATCCCTTTTTTGGCATTCACAATTTTTGCCGCTCGTTGAATCGGATACTTTTTATCAATAACTGATTCAAAAAATACTTCGCAACCTGTTAAATCAAGTGGCAAAGCATTTTCAACTAATATAGCTTCTAAAACTTCGGTATTTCGGTTCCCTTGCCGAACATTTTGTATACCAATGTAATTGTATGGCTCCGTAGTGCTTAGTGTTGCTTGCCATTTAACCATTTGTTTGCTCCTTTCTAAAAATTAATAACATCACGTGGGTTGATTCGTTGCCACTGTCCGCCTTTCCATACTTCAAAGTGAAGGTGAACTCCTGTAACAGTCCCCGTAGCTCCCATAATTCCAACTTTATTTGTCGTTGTAACTTTATCGCCAACAGCTAAATCGACCGAATCCAAGTGTCCATAATACGTGTAGTAACCATCGTCATGTTGGATAACTACATAGTTTCCTCCTGTACCATCATAAGTAGCTGTGATTACAGTACCGTTTCTTGCGACGTACACTGGTGGCATCGAACCTGCTGGCATTGAAGCAATATCTATTCCTCCATGTATTCCAGCTGCCCCTCCACTAGCATAGTCTGGTTCATCCCATTCTTGTGTAATCGTATAACTTGAACGAACAGGATTCATCCAAGTTGGCTTACTAGGTTTTAAGTCTTTCAGCAAGTTGTACCAATATTGAGCTAATGGAATACGTTCAGGATGCGTAACAGCTGGTCGTTCAAAGTTTGCCTCAAACGCCATCGTGGCTGTGCCAATATCTGTTAGTGCTTTGAACTCTGCAACAGAATATGGATAAGCCGCGGAAGGAATATATTGGCCGTTATGCATATGCCATTCTAACAATTGAAGTTGCGTATTAATGTTTCGATAGTCTCCACTGATACCAGCTTGAGCCAATAATCGTTGCACATAAGCACGGCCGCTTTCACCAGCGATTGGCGACGTCCATTGAACTAGACCATAACCAGGACCTCCGCCGCCTTCATCGATATCGGGCATAATTCCAGATTCTTGATCCATGTTCCCTAAAATCCCAGCGGCTGCTTGTTCACTGTACCCTTTTGATTTTAAGAACTGCCAAACCGCCCAAGCATTTTTTTCTTTTTCGGTTGTTAGTTCTGGTGGAACGTCACCATCGTTACCACCTGATCCATCACCTGGAATTACTTCTTTACCACCGACATATAACTTATCAAATTTAGCGATAGTTCCTGTTAGAATACCACTAATATCCATTTCACTTTTGAGTGTAGTTTTTCCAGAAACACTGAACTTACCTTCATGCGACCAACTAGCATAACTATTCACTTTCTTATTATCTGGATGAACATCTGCTGGTATTTGAATAATTGGGACTGATTGTACATCATTATTTTTGCTAATCGTATTGATTGAAAAAATGTAACCAGGTTTTTGTCTAACAGCGAATCCATTTGCTTTTTTTCCGCTTCCATCATACGTGGCCTTAATATCACCAAACAATTCTCCGTGAACATCATTTAGTCCAGTACTTACTCTCTTTCTCTCGAAAGAAACCTTGCCACCTTCCATAACAACTTGGAAATCTTTATCATCTAATGTTTTTAAAGCCACACCTTGTACTAAAATCCCTGTCAAAATTCCTGCTGTAATAAAATTAGCAACAATTGAGCCATCTTGAGTAATAGCTGTCTCAAACGGACCATTTACACCACTATTTGAATAACCAAGACCTCCTAGGTTCCAACGCCATACTTTTTTTGCATCATTCGCATTTGGTCTGTCCATGATTAAAATTTCTTCTGGTGCATCTTTAGGGCGAAACCGAACATAGCCACCTTTTGTTCCTGTTATCCACTGGGTAGCATTCACTATTGCGTTTTGTAAATCTTCGCTTTTTACTTCCAGTTTTTTAGTTATTTGATTAACTGCAGTATTTACTGAATCTGTGTAAGATTTTATTTCGTTTCCTAATACAATATTTTTGTACTTACCAAGGGTTGGAAGCCACGTACATTCTGTTACTCGTTCTTTTACCCCAGTTATCCCGTTATATTCAATATCACAATAAACAGTATCTCCGAAATTCAACTTCATCATCTTGCCGTAAAGTTTTTGATACTCAATCGTATTTTCCAAAGTCACCATATTAATTTCATGAGTGACTTTTGGTTCATGTATTCGCTCTTTATCAAAGAGTGATTGCCCCCACTTCTTCAATTCCTCTACAGTTTTACATTCACTATTCGTTCTGCTCGTAATACGTCTATTTTCATCGTTTACTCCCTTTGTTTCCAAAAAGGCAAATGTTACTGGGTCTTGATCTTCGTTATAGTTAACATCATCAGGTGTTCCACCAATTAAATAGAGACTGTTGAAAACATTTAAGTCATCCACAGTCTCTTTTATTGATTCTAAATTAACACCTAAATCTATTCTAAAACCATTATCTTCACCGATTCTATCTTTTAACATTAGTCTGTAATTATCCATATCTAACTCGCCAGAAGTAACTCCTGTTAGATTCTCATTGCCGTTATTTTGCCCAATAATTGCAGATATTGGATTTACTTCTTTTGCAGTAAACTGATGCCGCGTATTGATATTACTTTCATAGATAAATGGTTGTTTAAACGCTAAATTGGATTTTAGATTTTCCATAATCTGCTTACCAGTGCCGTTTGTCGTATATGCCATTTGGATAAAATTTCGGTTGGCTTCATAACCAATGTGTAGAGCCTTAATAGAAATAGAATGTAGATTCTTATCAACTGATTTGATTCTAAAATATTGCCATGATCCGTCCGATACCATCGCTTTCAAATAATATCCTTTTTTTATTTGGTTATTATTTTTCCCTACTAACGAATAATTTCCGTAAAACGAATATTCGCTATTTAATGAACGAGTAATTTCTGGAGCATCTGCCCAATCTAAAAGAGAAACCCCATTTTCGGATAAGTCAATTGGCACTTTTTCATAAATATAAATTGGATTGATCAAAAAAATACACTCCTTATCTTCATTCTTATACTAGCGATATTTCCTGTTACCATTATTTTATTTTTACCTGGTAGCATTTTTATCCAACTGCCTTTCGTTCGCTGAATACGTCCATCTTGCGTACAAACAGCCATCTCGTTGTCTAATGACAGCAAACCAGCATTTGTATCTAATATGGTTAACGTGTTCTTACCACAATTAATTTCAATATCGCCACCATTGGAATGGATTTCAATTAACGGTTGAGAAACCTCATCGCCATGGTTTATTACAGTATTTTCACCCTTATTTAGATTTATGAAAGGTTCGTTTACTTTTCTTTTTAGAGGTTCGCAACGAAAGGTTATTTCAAATGAATAAAAAGTTCCCCATTCGTTGACATATTCAACTTCATTGTTAATATTACATACTGCATTAACATACACATTCACATTGTTATGAGTGATTAATTCAGATTGTCCACTAAGCCATCGTTTCACTTCTGGCAAACGTTCATAACTAACGCTGACATCTTTAATTTTTAAATCAAATGGTTCATAATCACCAAACCATTCGTTCAGCACTCTGTTACTGCCAATAACAGTGATTTCGTTATATCTTGGTTTAGCGACAATTTCAGGTAATTCAGACTCAATAATTAAGCCGTAATCTAAAAGAGCATTTGCTCCTTTCCATACAAAATTAGGCGTATATCTATCCATTTTTACACATCTCCTGTCGCTAAATTATTCCAGACATTCGCTTGAAACATTTTTCTGTTCAAACGGTTGATTTCGCTCGGATTATTTGCATCTACTTGACCGATTGTCACATAGTTATTAACAGTAGAATTGCCTTTTAACGCACCACCAATTCCACGCGCTTTTTCGTCTTGTGAAAGTGGTGTAACTGTAGTCTTACCATTTTTTGCTGTTAATAATTCAGGACCAGCTTCGCCAACGATTGCTTGTCCATTGATCATATGACCCCCTTCAGCAAGATATGGAATTTTCGCAATGCTAAAGCCTTTGCCACCAACTCCAGGTACCCATTTTGGTATTTTGATATTGTTTAAACCACCTAAAAAACCATTAATTAGAGTAATCATGGCGTTAATTGGTGCTTTGGCTACTGCAGCGATACCTTCAAAAATTCCGCCAAAAATATCAACAACACCTTGCCACGCTCTTGACCAATCGCCTGTAAACACTCCTGTAACAAAATCTATGATGCCGCCAAAAATTCTTGTAATCGCGTTGACGTAATCACTAATGATTTTTACAGCACCATCCATAGCGCCGCCAATAAAGCCTGTGATGAAATCAAAAGTAGATTTTGTCGTATCTGCTAAAACTTTGAATACACCAACCACTATATCTTTGATCACATTAAAGGATGTATTGATAAAATCTCTAAACCAGCCTACTTTGTTGTAAGCAATCACAATTCCAGCAACAAAAGCAGCTAGTGCAGCAATCACTATTCCAATAGGCGAAGCAATAAAGGCAATAACTGGAATCAAACTACTAATGGAACTAGCAAGTGTTCCTAAAACCACTAAGACTGGTCCAATAGCAGCGACTACTGCAGCTATTTTTAATATTGTTTGTTTTTGACTATCGGTCAATCCGTTAAACCATTCAGAAACTTTCTTAATGGCATTCGTTGCCGCTTCAAAAGCAGGAAGAAGTGCAATTTGTACTTGTTCTCCGAGTTCTCCCATTGCAACCTTAAATTGATTTTGTGCAATTTTCGCTTGGCCTATTGGGTCTTGTATAGTATTGAATGTCTCATCTACTGCTCCTTTAGCATTTTTAGCTGAATCGGCAAAACCGTCCATTGACAACGCACCACTGTCAATAGCTTCAACCATTTTAGGCGCGGCTTTAGTACCAAAAACTTCGCTAGCAATGTTTATTTTTTCTTGTTCCGTTGTGGCACTTTGAATGGCTGCTATTGTTCCGCTTAAGCCATCTTGCATAGTTTTATTGTCTTTTGCATAAGCTACACTAGCTTTCCCTAGATAGCTAAGTGTGCTTGCTGAATCTATACCAGATTTTTCCATTTGGCCAATTAATGTCGTTGCTTCCGAGAACTCAAAGCCCATCGCTTTTAGTTGGGGCGCTCCTCTATTTACTGCATCAAATAATTGATCAACGCCAACCCCAGTATCTTGACTAGTTTTTGTAATGCTATCAAGAACCATAGGTATATCCTCTGCAGATAATCTAAACAAGTCTATTGACTTTTTGGCATTTATTGTTGATTGAGATACATCTGCACCATTAATTTCAGCAAATTTAAGCATTCGTTCAGTAGTATCTTCTAATTGCTTATCCATAAATCCAAATTGAGTGTTTACCTCTCCAATACCTGTTGATATGTCTTGCATATCTGCTGGTATCTGACCAGTAACTGTTTTAAAACTACCTTGCAATGATTCCAATTGATCACCAGTTGCTCCTGTTGCTGTAGCAATACTGTCTAAATTTTCATCTAATTCTTTAAACGCAGCAATAGAAGCGGCGCCAATTCCCATGATCGGTGCTGTTAAACCAACAGTCATCTTCTTACCGACAGATTTCATTTTGTCCCCAGCTTTTTCAATTTTAGCTAACTTCTCGGCAGTCTTAACAGACAAGTCACCTTGTTCTTTCAAGGCTTCGTTGGTACTTTCTAATGCAGATCGTAATTTATTTTCACCTGTTTCTGATTCCAACAAGCGTTTGTAAAGCTTTTGTGATTGCTCTGAATACTCCCCAGTTTCTTTAACTGATTTTTCGTATTCCTCACGTAATAATTTGGTTCTTTGTTCAGCTAAAGATAATTGCTTTTCAAGCTTTTTCTTAGTTGCCGTTAATTTTTCTGTTTGTGTTGCATCTTTATCCATAGCGGATACCTGGTTTTTGTACTCGGTAGCCGCTAAGTTCATTTCTTTGTTGATATCTTTGATTGTTCGAGAATAATTGACTTCTCCGTTTGTCTTAAAATTTAAGACAACATCAGATTCTTTCTTTGACACGTTAGCGCTCCTTTCCTACCACCAAGGACTTTTATCCATAGTCACACTTGCAGGTGGTTCAAACTCCGTATTACTCGTTAACCACTGTATGTATGACTTAAGCCACAAGTTCGGTGTTGATTTCAAAAAGAAACCCTCACTCCATCCTAAAAGAGTAAGGGCTACATACAGATAAAACGCCCATGGCGTTCCTACTTCCGTTTGTGTTTTTTCTTTTTGTTTTTCTTTTGTTGCGGAGTTTGATAATCTTGTGGCTTCTTGGATTTTTTTACATCAACATCTTGAAAATTCTGTGCTGCGAATACCTCCATGCAGGCCCCATAAACTTCAACAACCGTAGAATTCATTCCTAAGAATTTAAAAATTGTTTCTGGTGTTTCGTCTAATCCGCCAGTTTTTAACATGCCATAAATTAAAGCACGCATGATTTTTAAATCCGAAGCAGATAATTCTTTTGAAGAGATACGTCCACCACTCTTGTTTAGCATTGCGTTCATATCTTCTTCAAATTTTGAATAGTCGTCATCATAAATATCCGCAATATGCTCCATGGTTTCCATGGTTAACAAGATTGGGAACTGATGACCTTTAATTGTGACAGTTGGTGTGTCTGAAACGACAATCCCATAATCAGCTAACTTTGCCATTATTCACCGCCACCCCCAGGTGTTGATGGAGTTACTAATTTTTTCCATTGTTCTTCATCGTAAATAGGTTGTGCAATGAATTTTTCAAAGTCCCCTTGTTTTGCACTTAATCGGTTAGAATCAAAGCTTGAATACATAACGTTGTTATACTTCAAACCGTTAGCAACAAAATTAGCAGTTACATCGTCAATTTTTGTGGCATCTTCTGCAGTTGCATATTCTTCATCAATGACATTGGATAATTGTGTTTTTGGATACCAAACTGCTTTTTTTCCTCCGCCTTCAATATTTCCAATGAATCCAAATGCGAAGTAAGGAAATTCACGAGCCGTATTTTTTCCAAATGTTACTCCTGCTTCTGCAAGCAAACCTTTTATCTCGTCCATTACTTCGATAGGAATCCCCACGTGATCTAATCCAATCTCATGTTCTGTCTCGCGACTTACACGGCGAAACATTTTACTTGATGCCCATTTAACTAGCGCTGAGCCATTTCCTTTAATGGCAAGTTTTGTTGCAATAGCCAGTCTTATTACTTCACTATAAGTTGGTGCCACCCCAACTTCATCAGGCGTTGCCATCATGGCAATTAAGATGTCATCTAATCCTTCAAAATAATACACATCTTGTTTTCCCAAATTACTCATCCTTCCCATAAATCTAATATTTGTTGTGTCATGATTTTTTCAATCTGATCTTTATTTTGTTCAAACGTACCACTAGCAAAATGCTGGGCTTTTTGGTTAACAGAACCGTTTTCAGCAAACCGCCAATAATATGCAGTTTCTTCAAAAACCACTTGAACTCTATCCTCTTCTATAACGACTTTTACTTGATCAGCCATATGCTTTTTCTTTAATAGCGATCTAGGTATTTGAGGTAGTAACTGCTCTACAAAAAAACTCGCAGCATCTGTTAATGATTCTAAAGACAATTTTGTAGGATCTACCTGTGCAAGAGTTCCCAAATAGTCTGCCATATCTGCAAATCCATTATTATTGGCCATCTTCTATACACCTCACATACGTATAAAAATTCGTCACTGTATCATCGTTTTCATCACCCTGAATACCTACAAAATCAGCATAAGGAATACCAGCGTTTTCCAACGCATTTTCTAAATCCGTCAAATCTTTTTCTGTACCTGTTGTATAGAAAGAAATTTGATAATATGGCAATCGCCTATGAACTTTAGAGGAAGCCATCTTTTTACCTTTACTAACATTGGAATACACGATATATGGATAGTCCGTTCCTTTTTCCGCTTTGTCACGTGTCACAGGTACACCTACTGTTTTTAGCGTTGCCCTTAATTTCTCAAAACTAATCGACATAAGCCAAACTCAACTCCATTTCTCGTTTATCCATATTTGTATAAATACGAGTGATTTTATAAGTCACAGAATCGATTCTAACGGCACTAAACTTTTCAGTGATGGATTTATCCAATCTCACTTTAATTCGTCTAACAACGTCCGTTTTCGCTTGCTGTGAAAGATATTTTTCTTGTGCGGTCACACCAATATCTTCGTAGAACAGATTTCTTTTCGATTTATAAACTGTAACTGGCCTATCGTTTAAATCAAGCGCTACTTCAATATTCAACAATTCAGCTTTCCAACGAAGATTATTGGTTTGTCTCTTCGGCATGTTGAATCACTCCTTGAATAATAAATGGTGTGATTGCATTTATTGCCTTATCTAATTCATCTTCTGAAATACGATACTCATAGGCAATTCCTGCAACCATTAAAATCAAGTATTCTTCTTGCCCACCAGTTGCAGTTTTTACATAATTTTTTGCCATATCTAAATAAAAAGAGAGCATAGAAGCATCCATGCCCTCTTCAAAATGAATATGTGCTTTAAATTTTTCTTCTAAAGATAATGTTTCAGCTTCGTTATTCACATTAACCACCTACTGGTTTTGTAATTTCATAACGATAAACAGCTGGCTCGAATGGTGAGTAAACTAATTGGCCATCTAACAAGTTGTAAATTTGGAAACCAACTTGATTTTTTCCAGAGAATTTTTCAACCAATTTTTGAATTTCTAACGCTCCAATAACTTCTTGAATTTTGAAAGCAGAAAAATCACCAAAATATAATACTGGTGTATCTGGTTCACCTTTTTTATCTGCTGCATCGGTCCAATCAACTGGATAACCAACTAATTGATAACCAATACCGCCTTCTGCTTGCTTGAATGGTCGTAACAATGGGAATCCATCATCTGTTTTCATTTTTTCAATAGCAGTTAAAGCTGCACGATTAATAATAAAACGACCTTTTTTCATTACTTCTGTTACTGGTGTATTTTTAAATTCAATCAATGCATCATATAATTTTTGACCAGCACCTGCAGCTGTTAAATCTACAGGTTTTTTAAATGCAACAGCTTTTTTAGCTAAAGCTCCTGGGTTTTCATTTCCTGCATCGTCGCCATTAAACATATAATTAATTTCTTTACGAACATATGCTTTTTTCAATTCTTCTACAACAATATCTTCTACTGGCACACCAGACATTTTTAATAGCTTTTTAGTTACAGTTGCCAATGCATCGAATTCTGATGGATCAAGTAAAATTTCATCAAATTCAATTGCAGTTTCTACAATGTCAGTTTTACGTTCTTTTTTATTTACATTAGCATCTGCTTTTTTAACAAGAATTGGATATTTCACATCACCAGCAGTACGCTTGACTGTTCCGTACTTACGTAATAAATTTTCTTCTTGTGCGTAGGTGATTACTTCGGATGCAATAACTTCTGGTACAGTTACTGAACCATTACCTGCTTCAATACCTAATGAACGTGCTTCTTGCTCTGTAATATTTCCAACAACAAAATTTGCAAATGCTTTACGAATTTCTTTCTCACGTTTTTCTTTAGACAAAGTATTTCGCGCTTGCATACCATTACGGATAGAACCAAGCAATCCATCTCGTTGTTCTTGGCTAATCATTCCTGAACGATTTTCTTCTTCAACTTCAGTAGAACGGCCTTCACCATCTGTATCTGTTGCTGTAGCTGCTGATGTATCACTATTTTCTGAATCATTATTTTCATCACTTGGTTCTTCATCAGTTGATACTTCATCTAGCTCTTCTTTAATACCTTTTAATTCATCAATTAAACCATCAATTTCTTCATTAATTGAATCCAAATCAGCTTCACGTACTTCTCCAGATTCAATTTGACCTCTTAAATCACTTAATCGTTGCTCGTGGCGAGCTTGTAATTGACGCAATAATTTTTTGTTCATGTTTTTTCCTCCTACGCTTCAAGCGCTGTTTTGATTTTTTTAATTAAATTTTTTCTAGTTTTAATATCTTGCTTCATTTCTTGTTTGTTTCTTGATAACGCTGCTTCTGTATCTTCGTAAGCAGGTAACGAAACAATAGAAACTTCATATAATTCGACTTCATTTATGGTTCTTAGTACTGGTTCGGAATTATAATCCCAAGTTTCTTCCGTAGGATAAAACCCAAAACTGCACTGATTGATGTCACCACGTGTCATCGATTGAATCAAATCATTTGCGATTGTTGTGTTTGGCAACTCAACTTCAAATCGTAGTCCCTTATCATCTTCTTCAAGTTTCAAAGTTCCGCTTTTTGTACGCCCTAGTACTTTGCCCCAATCATGATCAAATAAACAACGCACGTCGGAATTTGCTAAAGCACGGCTAAAGGCACCTGGCTTAATTACTTCATTCAGCCCATCCCATAACTCTGTCGGGCTATTAAATACGGCTGCATAGCCAGTAACAATCTGTGTTTGACTATCTTCTTCACTTCTTGTGGTGAGGTTAGTGATGTCAAATGTCCGAATTTCCTGTTTCTTCATTCTTATCACCTCCCTTCAAGTCGTCCTCTGTTGTCAACGAGTTATCTGTAGCATTCTTCTTGCCAATTTCTGTTAGATCATTTGAAATATATACAGCTTGTGTTGCTGCAGTATTTTGTTTAGGAAAACCAAGCATTTCTGCTACATTGTCAGGACTTGTAATACCAGTTCGCACAATGTTATATCCGATATTTGTCTTGGTAGAATACGGTACAAAATCTAAAATATTAATTTTCCATTCCACTCGATAGCCAGAATTAGGCGTAAAAAAAAGAGCGGAGTAATGCTCGCTCTTGTTCTTTAATATTGGTTTAATTGCTTTATTGTGAAGATACATCATCGCTTTTTCAATATCTGATTTCATTAATGATTGATAGGTATTTACATCTATTCCTAAAAATTTCCCTAAGTCTTTTTTATAAACACCTAAATAATTAAGAATAGCGGAATCATCCACAGGACTTTTTAAAGTATCAATAGAATAACCTTTTCCAAGCGGAATCATTTTAACTGAATGATTACTATCGTCCTGAACGCCTTCCAACTGATCTAAAATAGCTTTTACAATTTTTTGTTGGGCGCTGTTATTCGGATTAATGTGAGCATCCAGCTTTAATAAGAAAGCAAGTAACCCGCCTTTAGTATATTTATCTGTCAAAACTTTTTCAGCGCTTAGAACGCCTTCTAGTGTGCTTTTTGCAAGATCGATAATTCCAGCACCTTTTAAGGAATCAACACCAATATTTTTTATATGACGAATCATGTTTCCTGGTATTGGCTGACCATTCATTGAAAATTTTTCAATTAAACGATCATCAATGGTTGTTTGTACGCCGTAACCTAAATGCAGTTGATCATTATCAGTAATTGGAAAAGCTTCCCCATTAATTAGCAATGTGTTTGTTTCTAGTTTTGCAAATTCAAAACCAGTTAGATAATTGTTCGGTTTTTTTAATATATTTAACAAGAAATGATTTTTTACTTCTTCGCCATCAGGACCAATCACTACTGGTTCAGCTAACGCAACTTGATTTGAAATATCTTGTACCAACTCATACACATCGGACGATTCCATAATTGATGAATCATTAACATAACGTTGCGAATATCTTGTTGAGTTTCCATAGATATCTTCAATCCATCCACGTTTTTCTAAAAATCCATATACTGCATTTGAAAATCTATCTCTTAACTTCAATTTCTCACCGCCTTTCTATTATCGATAGATAGAATCTAAATAATCGTCCATGTCGTCCTCATTCACATCAATCATTTGATCCATTGTTTCTTTATGCGCACAAAGAAAGGCCACAAATCCATCGATCTTTCTCTTTGACTGGTTTTTACTTGGCACTTTACGACCTTGAAAATCCATTTTTACAACCACATTTAAAGCGCAATACAAAAATAAAGGATTATCAAACATAATCCTTTGCTCATAAAATAATCGTTCGGTATCTTCAAGTGGTGAATTCAATACTCTTGCGTACTGATCAACTTGTATACATTCCAAGCCTAAGTTTTCCAATTTTTCAACTAATCGGTCACTCATCGCTGGATCATAATTGACTTGTTGAACATCATAAAAATCCATGCAATCTTCAATAAAATGAAATATTTGTTCCTGATCAATTAACTTACCGTCACAGAATTCAACAAATCCTTGTTCTGCTAATTCAGAATACGGCACATTATCTTCCTTTTCTCGAAAATCAATATTTTCACTAGGAATAAAATATAATTGTTTTACTTTGAGTATAGCTTTTCCTTCGGCATCCCATGTAGGAAAATTTAATGATACACAAGTTAAATCTCGGCTTTTAGATAAGTCCAAACCAATCCAACATGGCTCACCGCTTAAATTTCCTAATTCATTTGAAGAAACCAAACAAGGTTCCACTTGATCTTGTTCAAAGAAATTATCCGCACCATTAACAAACACATCTAAATGCTTCGTTAAAAATTCAGCTTTCGAGTGAGCGGAACGTTGCGCAGTTTTAAATGCTGATTCTAAAGCAGACAAATCAACAGATATTCCCCAGTTAGGATTGCACATTTCCCAAACTTTTTTATCTGTCCAATCATAATTTTTATTTGGCTCATAAATTAAAACAAAGTTTGAATCATTGTCATCACGTTTTAAGACCTCTTTTGCTTCTTTATAGACGCGAATACCAACTGAACTACTTCCCTTACCAGCTGTTGAAATATTAAACATTAACGGTTGCGGCAATGAAATTTGTGCTGACTTAAAGTTGTCGTACTGTTCCATTTTTTCTTGTTTATGCAACTCATCGTTTAAAACAAAATATGGATTGGAGCCCTCTATGTTGTCAATATTTTTTGTTTGAACAATGAACTTGTTTGTATAAGCCATTTCTTCATGTAAATAGTCATACGTAATACTTGAAACGGTACCTTTTGGACCTTTAAATATTTTAGTTCCATCCAATAACACAGGATTATTTAGAATAGTAGCGGCAAAAGGCTTAGCAGCATATTGTGCTTGAGCAAAATCGGAAGCACATGCATAGCAATCGACAGATAAAGCACCTTCGCCATACATCGCATATCCCAACGCACCTACGGCTATTAATGTTTTCCCATTTTTCTTTGGTATTTGTACATATGCTTCCCGAGTGACACGGACGACTTGGCCTTTTTCATTTTCCTTTACCCAACCATAAATCCAAGAATAAATGAATTTTTCCCACGGCTCTAAAAGAAATGGTTTGCCTACCATGTCGCCTTTCGTGTGAACAATAAAGGATTCTACCCAGTCCATCATTTCATTTGCACGATCAATATCAAACCAAATATCTTTTCGTTTCTTCCATCGATACCAACGATCTATTGCTAAACGAACCGTTTTTGGATATTTCTTAGGATGCTTTCTAACTTCTTTCGCAAATAAATCGGCATAATTTACACCATGTTCAATCATGTTTCATTACCTGCCTTTTTACGCCATTTATTTCGATGTTTAGCCAATTCATCAACAGGTTTTTCTTCTGGTCGTTTTATTTCTTCATCTGCTCTGGCTGTTGAACCACCAGTAATTTGTCTACCTGCTTTTGCTTTATTTGTTAATCCTAATAAATCTAAAGCTTTCATCTTTTTATCGGCCCAAACTTCGACTTGTTGTGCCAGCGGATGCTTACTGTTGTTTGTAGCACCAGCTTTATTTGTTGTTTTTTGTGTTTCTGGAAAACCTTTTTCTTTCCACAACATGTACTTGTATTGGTAAACTTCAAAAATATCCAAATATGACTCAATCAATGGATCAAGAGTAATAGTGTATAAATCAGACTTGCGCATAATTTCTAAAATTCGTGCTTTTTCATGATTAACTTTTTCATCAACAATCGCTTTACGTTGCGCTTTAGTGGTCATTTTTTTATACACCCCCTTTTTATTTTTGAAATTTTGACCTAACGATACGCGTGACTCCCTCTACCCTATCTCCCCACGCGAAAAAATTTTGAAAATGGATAGGGGGGGTTAATTAAAATACGAAGGAAAAACTTTTTTGTCTTCTGTTTCATTTTCAACAATTGGATGACATTTTGAACATAAAAGCATGAGATTGTTTGGATCAAGCTTAAGCAGTTCATTGTCTTTGATTGGTACAATGTGATGGACGTGTGCCCTCTTTCCAAAGATGAACTGACCACATCGCTGACAGTGGCCACCTTCTCTTTCGTAAATAAATTGGCGCATATCTTTCCATGCTTGCGTTCGATAGAATGGTTTGTTCTCATGATGATAAACAGACTTTGCTTGCTGCTTCTTCTTGCGTGATCTGCTTGATCTCTTGTGTTCAGTACAGTAGATACCCTTTGCTATCTTGTTCGTGCATCCGTCAAACTGACAGTACTTCATTCTGCTTCACGAATAAGATGGATGATGTCTCCTTTTGCACGGACAGCACCAGGAATATCAATGCCATGTTTCTTAGCATATGCACGTAATTCTTTTGCAGTCATATCTTCTAACTCATCTGTGTCTCCATCGGACTGATCATCGGTAAGTTTTTCTCCATCAAAGTCAGCAGCGGAGTTTCCATCGCTATCTAATTCTTCTCCTGATAAATGAATTTCTTCACCACTCTTAAACAAGACGTCATCACCAACAATTGTCTTGGCAACTACAGTCATATCAGTCTGTTCACTTGTATCAAATTTAGGTTCTTGACCTTTCGGAACAAACACATTTCTTTTTTCTTCGGTATCCCAATACTCTGTGCCAGATGCTGAACTTCTAATTAATACACGCATTATTTATCACTCCTTATACACGATAAAATTTAAACTTGCCATTCGAATCAATAAGCGTATAACCTTTTTTATCAATCACTAAATGATCACCATTGCTATACTCAACAATCATTCGATTGTTTTTTATTTTTGCACTTAAAATAAAATGCTTGTTTCTTTTCTTATCTAAATACCTGGGTCTATATACCATTAATACTCACCTTTCTGAAAAGAATAACTGACACTTAGACCACTCTTTTATGCCGTACAAAAAAACATTTTCCAAATAACATTAACCAAGAGCAAGTAAATGCTCCATTTTCATTTCTATATTTTGTTTTAAATAATCCTGTTTTCATTTCATTCATCCTTTCAAAATGAAAAGACGACAACTAAACGAATAGCTGCCGTCTTTGATATTTTTTTGACAATATTAGAATAACACATGAAAATCAATATGTCGGTACTATGTTGGTACTGTACGTACTATACTTTTTTAGAAAATTGAACCATTCGCATAATTTCAGCATGCTTACTTTTGATGTATGAATAACTATAGCCTGTTTCATCAGCAATCGATTCTAACGTTAAGCCTTCCACATATTTCAATTTTAAAATCTTTTGATTTAAACCGCTGAACTTATCAATGAGTTCGATAATTTCCTCACGTTCTTTTTCAAGTTGCTCTACTCGCTGATTCAATTCTTTGATCACTCCCTTTAGGTGATTTTGTTTTTCTAATGAAGTTAAGAACGTTTGATGTTTTGCCAGATCACCATCAGTATCTATATAGTTTGTCCAGCGAGATAATTCTTTTTCGTTTAACTCAATGGACAACTTTAGTTCAAATAATTCATTATCAATAGCAACTAATGAATTTACCCATTCATATATTTGAATCACCCCTTATTCTAAAAAGTGTGGCTGTCCCCACTTTGTCCCCACTTTTATTTTAAAAGTAGGGACGCTCAAAACCTTACTCTCCCAATGCTTTTAGCTTGTAAGCCCTAGAGGCCCCACTTTTTTGACTATCTTATATATATAATATATATACTATTATTCTTCTTTTTTTTCTTTAAGTAATAAAAAAAAGTAGGGATAGTAGGGACAATAGTATACAAAGCCAATAACACCAATGGTTTGTACGAGCCCTACTTTTGTGAAAAAAGTAGGGACAAAGTAGGGCTTTTTGCAAAAAGTAGGGCTTTTACTCTATTTCATTAAATTTATAATAATAATATTTTTTTCCCATCATTCTTCGTTGTGCTTTATCATAACCCAAAGATTTCAGACGTTGAGTAAATTTCGTTTGTGTATACGGCTTACTTCCAGATTCTTCACATGTTTTCAAGTATTCATCATAAACACCTTTTGTTGTCATATTCTCGTCAATCCCACATTGATGAATAAACGTTAAAATAGAATCACTTTCAACAAAATATTCTTCTGTGACTTTCGCGACGGTTTCGGAAGAAGAAAGTTGGCCACCATTATTAATAATTCGCTCCATTGCATTTAAAGCGATATTCAATAAATATGATTTTGCATTATCTGAAGATAATTTTTCATCAATTTTTGGGTCTGCTTTTTTTACTTTGTTATCGCATGGAATAATTACTACACGACGAGCAATCCCACCTGATTTGTCTTTAAACGTTGGCATTTCGTTTGCCGTGAAAATCAACGTCGCTTTATTCTTTAGTTTATATGGCTTCGAATAAATCGGCCGAACCATGATGGTATTTCCTGATGCCAATGTTTTAAAATTCATTGATTTTTCCATGTAACCTGCATCAATATCATCCCCGATGTTTACAAGCTTACCTTCTAATTCCATCACCGACGTTTGATCGTTGAATTGTTCTAATGCTAGGTTTAAACCTAAATCACCAATAAATGAATTAAGCATTTCTAAAAAAGTGGATTTTCCGTTTGCTCCAGATGAGCCAACTAAGAAAAATACTTTATGCGGAAAACCTGCAGTCATTAAAATATGACCAAGCAACTCTTCAACGATTAAACGTAAATCTTTCTTATCTGAAACAAGAAAGTCCAGAAATTCATCAACTGTTTTATCATATGCATCTGGATCGTAATTAACATCTAAAAAGAAAGGCGTAAATTCTCTGGTTGACATTGGGATAATTTCGGCACCGTCTAACATAAAATCATTACGAAATTGAATTGGGAAATCTGCAGCTTCAATCAATTCACCTTTGACTGGTAACAAGTCTAAAATTTGTTTCCATTTAGCTGGTAATAGTTTTATGCGATTATCTATTTGTCTTAATAGTTTGTTTCGGTCATTAATCCAGTAGTTATCTTCCTTGTGGAAAATTGAACCATTGAAAAACTTTACTTGGAATTCTTGGGCCAATGCTTCACTCGTTATGATCATGTCTTTTGGGTCGAGGTATAATTGTTCACGAATTTCTTTCTCACTAACCGAATTGACCAATGCATGAATATCAGTTGTTGGCAGTGATTCTTCATAAACATCGTCATTGATAAACTCGGCAATCTTTGTCAATGTATCATAATCAAGTTCGTACATTTCACGTACTGCCATTAAATGAGAATAGAGCGAACTATTTCTTGCCCCTTCTTTCATGCCAGCAAGTACATTTTTAACTTTCACTGGCAATAATTCGAGTGGCAAAGCAGGTAAATCATCAAACATTTCAAATGTGCCATGCATTTTTCTAAGTTGGCCGTTTTGTTTAATGGTCGCTGTTGATTTATTACCTGTTTTGTAATCAACTTGCGCACCTGAAACCGTTAATTTCTTGGTCCAGTTTTTTAATAGAATTTTATGGCCATTAATTTGGACAGGTCGTTTATAGTAAAGGTGAATACCACGCTTGGTTTCAAAAGCCATGGTTGGATATTTTTCTAATAACTTACGGCCAATCTCTGGAAATTCATCAAAATCAACCACAACTGTTTCTTTGTTTAACAAAATGGCTGCATTATCAAGTTTTGATAAATCAGTATAGAAATCATCCAAACTTTTTTGGTCTGGCTTTTTCTCTCCTGGGCTTAATTTTATAAAATTTAACACACTATTTTTTCACCTGCCTTAGAAAATATTTTTTTCAATTTGCTTAATGTACCATTGAACATCAATATCTTTTTTTGTGGCCATACTCGAAGATAAAAATTTATCTGGTGATCCAGGTAATTTCGAGTGTAGGTCTTTTTTTACTTGAAAAACGCCACCACAACTTTTGTTCGTGGTTGCAATTCCACACACTGTATTATTTATTCGTTTGTACGTTTGATTTACTCTTTGTTCGATGTGTTCAAAATCGCCTTGTAATTTACCAATATAATAAAAATCTTCAATATCGCCATTTTTGAATTGCTGGATAACAAAATCTTGTGGTTTGATATTAGCAACTACATTTGCAAATACACCAGCACTAACAATTGGCATATTATTAGATAAATAAGTAGGCGGTGCAAATATTCCTTTACGAATAAAGTCACCATCAGTTGTTTGAAACACATAATCATTAACCGCTTTTTGCCATACCTGTTTTATTGATGTGATAGATACATTCACATGCAATTGTTCACACCAACGATTTAATAAATCCCGAATCAGTGGCTCCATGATTGGATTTATCTTTACAAGAATGCCGTCGGTATTTGTTTGAATTAATTCTTCTATGAATTGTTCTAAAACCAAAATCAAATGTGTAATGATTAATTGCCCACTGACCGTTACTGAAAAAAACTTTTGTGGATCATACATAGCTGAATAAGGATTATTCATTGAGCCATTCACTGCGTTAATTAACGTCTTGTAAGTTAGTTTTTCTGTCTGAACCTTTTTATCATACAAATCAGAAAAAGCACTAGGATTTTTTATACTCCTACTTAAAAAATTATTATTCAAAATAATAGTTGGAAAGAACTGCTTCACATCTATAAGTAGAAAATATCCGTTTCCTTTGTATTTTTCTTTTGCTGCATGCAAGCCACCAAAACCGTAGATATGCGTTAAACCTGCTAATGTCATTTTGAATTTCTCCATTTTGAGTTTTTCCTCTAGCGTATTCTTATAGCTATTTTTTATTGATTCATAGAAATTTAACACGCGGTCAGGTAGTTCATGCTTAGGTACATTTTTATCAATATCAAAAAATAAAATATTGGGGCGCTTCGGCATTTTCTTAGCTTGTAAAATTTCTGCAGCTAAATTTGCACGTGTTTTTGTCACAGATCGTGGTGATAAATCAAATTCTTTCACTATCTCGAATTTTGTTTCTAAATATTCTTCACGTTCTTCAAAAATCTTTTCGCATACGTCAATTCGCTTCTTGCAAAATTCCTCTAACGTTTGCGCTGAAATATCCATACGTAGATTAAATGCTATTTCTTCAATAGTACAATTCCTAGCTTCTTGACTTAAATCAATACAAAGCTGTTTTTGTAAAAATGAACTTTTTCCATCAGTTAAAATTTTGGCCAAAAATTTGTCTGTTCCACGATGGTTTCCATAGCTAACAAGATAAGTGACAGATGAAAGAGCCTGTGCTAGGCTCTCTCTGTCATTTGCGGTCGTGTACGTGTTATCTGTTTTGAAAACTGCTAGCCAATCATTTTTATTTTGGTACAACCAGTAAAAAGTAAACATTGGCCAGGCCCCTTTCTAATTTTTAAAATGGTAAATCTTCATCAGAAATATCAATAACATCAGTGGTTTCTGGTTCATCTTCATACGCAACAAAATCATAATTTTTATATGGTTTTGACGGGTCTTTTTTATTTGGTGATGAGGATACCACTAAAATATATTGGCTGCCAATTACATCTTGAAAGGCTGTTGCAAGTGTTTCTTCATCTTCCCAATCATCATCGGTCAATTGTAAACCAACAACGCTCGCTAATTTTCCTACTAGTTTAATGTTTTTGTTTAACACAAAAGATGGCACTGCGCTTTCATCAAATCCTAAACTGATAAATTCTTTTCGTCCTTCAGCTTCTCCAACAGTTACTTCATTTGTGAAAGACAAAGCTTCCCAACCGCTGTTAAATACTTTGTGTTCTACTTTTTCCAACGTTACATCATATTCACCGTCGGATAGTCCTTCAAATCCACCTGCGTTTGGATCGTCTGTTTTTGGATCGAATCCTGCTAATACTTCATTTGCTAAATCTTTTAATCCCATGCTAAATTCCTCTTTTCAATATATTTTTAGTTTTATTTTTTTGTTGTTTTTTAGATTTTTGGTTTGATACGGCGTTGAACAGTCGCTGTTTTTGCTGGTTCCACTTTAGATGCCGTTTGATTAACTGGTGCTGTCGTTTTTGTCTTACGCTTAGTTGGCTTAGTTTCGCTAACTTCTTCAGTTGCTTTTTCACTGGGTGTATCTTCATCCGTTGGTTTTAACACATCTTCATTTTGTTCCAATTGCTTCACAATTTCATTCTGCTGTTTCTTCGTTGTTTTCGGTGTTCGTCCAAAAACACCTGTGATTGTGTCTAAAATAGCTAAAATGGTTTTGTCATCTACTTGATCACGCATATAGTCTTTACGGCGTGCCTTTGCAACTCTAATATAGTTCTTCCCAACTTTTTTACATTGAATAGACAAATCACAGTTACCATTTACGATGTTTTGATGTTTTTCTTTCAATGAAGGAATTTCTATTTCCGTTGTTCCTTCAAGTTTTGTTGCATTTCTTGAAATGTAAATCACGTTCATTGGTAAAGATTTTAATTCAATCACTAGCTGTTGAAAAATGTTAGTAAATGCTGCATAGCCTTTTCCGTAAGGAATATCACCTAAAGTTTCAACGTCTTCTTTGTCACAGATGTATTGCTCAATCATTACTACAATGTCGTCAATTACATCAAGAACTACTGTTTCGTAGGTGTGTTTTTCTGTTTGTAATGCAGTAATCAATTTATCTAACTGATCAATCACTGAACGCTTGATCTTTCCATTCGTGTCTTTGATATTTCTAAGTTGAACCGATGGTACAGTGTTTGCTTCTGCATTTCCATCAGTGTTAAAAATGACTGGGTTTGGAAATTGTGAAGCTAGAAAAGATTTTCCACCCATGGTAGGACCCCAGATAAAATAATTACGTGGTGTATCTTTTGGTGTTTGTGGTTTATTTTCTGGTAGAATACTCATATTTATTTTTCCTCCTTAAAAATAGCAATTTCACTAGGATGAACTGCTTCAATTTCCTCACGCTCAAACCAATAGACATTCACTGAATATTCAGGATCAGTTGTAAGTTCCTTAATCTCACCAATATCTCCTACTTCAGCATCTAAGCCCTTATCAAGTTTTAAAATTAACTTTACTGTTTGACCAACTTTTAAAATACTCATGCTAAAAATCCTCCTTCAACGATTTCTTTGCTACGAGCAAATTCTTCGGTTGCTTGTGCTTCATAGTAATCCCCAAAATCTTTATGATTTTTAGAAACGATGTTTTGTTTAATCACTGATCCTTCTGTTTCATGAATCATTTTTTGAATCTCTTCTTTGGCTTCTTTTCGTGTAGTTGCATAAAATTTTCGCGTGTTTTGTAATTTTCTAATCATGTTATTTTTCCCCTTTGCTTTCTGTAATTTTTATAGAACCTTTAACAGGTGATTCTTTTAAAAACTTGCTGTAAATGTCAGGTAGTTCTTTTTTTAGTTTCGTACTATCTACGGATTTACGAGTGGTCGGTAGAATACGAGTAATCACAATGTCACCTGTATCAATCTTTTTGATATCTTGTTCTTCCATTTTTTTGTAAAGAAGTTCGCGGAACTCTTTTTGTTGTTCTTTTAATTGCTTAACTTTCTTGTTAAAGTCCAACATTTCAAGTTCAAAGCGTTCTACACGTGCAACTAATTTATTTACATCATTCCCGACAGAATAATATTCAGTTTCAGTCATATCAGGTTTTTCTTTTAAATATTCCACACGGATCCAAAAAGTTTCGATTGCATCCAGAATCTTTTCAATTTGTCCTTCATCGCGTTCAATTTCTTTAATTTTCAATAATGAAGAATCAAATTCTAAATCAAAATCTGTTGGTCTTTGATACATGGCCAACCAGCCATAGTCACAACCTGTTTGATGAAAATAAAGCTGCATTTGGGCTTCATATACGGCAACTGTTGGTTTTGTTCCATGAGTTTTAATCTCTAATAAAATTTCATTTTCGTTATCAATACCATCAACATTTGAACGAATATAGTCATCCTTATCTATAAATGTTTCTGGATGAAAATTTAAGCTATTCATGGTATTAATGTATTCACGTATAGCTGGTTCCATTTTGTTACCAAAGTTTATATACGGATTGCTAATTTGTTCTGGCACTACAATGCCAGCTTTTTCTTTGGCCAATTCAAATTGTGTTTTATATTTTGAAAGGCCAAGAATAACTGGTACATCTGAACCACCGACATATTGTGTACGTTTTTCAGTTACATTTTTATCTTGTTTCTGCACACCAAACATGCTATTCCTCCTTTAATTTTCATACCAATCTTTTTTTGCACAACGCATAAAGGGATATCCAAGTACGCTTGAATCTAATGAAACATATGTGAACACTTCATTACCATCAATGCTTTCTATATATTCTCCTAAAAACTTTCTTCGATCATACATAGATAATTTATTTGGAATAAGCACTGATTCTTCCGAATAAAATTTTCCTGTAGACTTAAAAAATGTTAATTTGATTTCTAACCAATTTGTTTTATCTTTCATCTTACTCACTTCCCATTCTTGTAGTCATATACAATTCTTCTGAAAAATCTTCTTTGTTTTCTAAGGCTTGGTAAACGGCTTGCTCAATTGTCTGTTGCGTTATAAAACGATAAACCGTTACTTTCTTAGTTTGGCCATTACGATAAGCACGCCCCAGCGCTTGACTGTAATCTTGATAAGAATAAGTTGGTGTATAGAAAATAACTGTATTCGCATATTGCAGTTCAATTCCTGCGCTACCAGCCATATATTGAACAAAAGTGACACTATTCTTCAACGATTTCCAAGACTGCTTAGGCGGTAAATTAGAATGCTTTCCGTTCACTTCAAAAAATGTTTTATTTTTAATTTTTTCCTTCAATGCTTCAATTTCTTTTTGATAGTAATAAAAGATAATGATGTTGTTTTCTGTGCCTTCACAAAGCATTTGGGCATAGTCTAATTTGTCTTTTTGGTTCGCATAGTATCTCAACCCATGAGCCAATTTAGATGGTGTATCATATTCTTCATCACCTAGTACCCTATCTTTGGCCACTGTCATATAATCTTTACTCTTTTTAAATTTCACATCTTCAAAAATCAATGGTGGCAAGTCTAATGCTTCATCTTTTGATATTGAGATAGTGAAAGAATCATATTTTGAATACAATTTTTCTTCATGAAGCCATCCTTCAATCTTAGGTACTCGTCGTGTACCAAGATACATCGTCCCCCATTGTGCATACTGATCATTCATTTCTTTTTTTGATTTGAAGTAACCAAACATAATGAAATAGTTGTACGTATCTTCCCATCCATTACTGGCTGGCGTTGCTGTTAAAAGAAGAAAATGACTAGATTGTTTAGTTAACTTCGCAGCTGCTTTGCCACGTTGTGAAGTTGAATTTTTGATGTAATGTGCTTCATCAAAAATGACAAACCAACCTTTATACAGTTTGTAACTATCCGTTAATTTCCCATAACTTAATTCAGTAAATGAAATTTCAATCTTGTAGAAATCACACACGGCCTGTATATCTCTTCGCCAGCCGCCTTCTTTGATTTTCTGTGGTGGTGCGACAATTAAAATTGGTTCACCACGTCCATATTTCAAATATTGATGAATAGCGGTAATTGTTTTTCCTGTTCCTGTATCCATTGCTAATAGATAATTGGCATCGATTGAATCAATTATTTTCTTTTGAAAGTCATATAACATTTCTTTGTTTGAGCATTGTGGATACATCGTCCACACTTCTTGCGACAATACTTATCCCTCCTGCTTGTTCGATTCTTCTTAGTTTACTTTTTTGTAATGCACTGACAACCCCACCACTTGGCCGCTTTACCTCAATAGCAACAAAATAGCCATTGACACAAGCCAAAACATCAGGTGTTCCTGCTGGTTGATACATAGAACCATGTACTTTTAAATAATAGGCACCTAAAGAATCGAGATATTTTTTTATCTGGTTTTCAACTTTCTTTTCTGGTCCACTCATTTTGTATAATCCCTTACTTTAAAAACACGCAAAGGCTCTGGATAAATTGACGGATTTAAAGTTTCAAGGTGAGTACCTACACCTTTCTTTTTCGTAGTTATTCTTGATGGAAATTTGTTCTGTAACTGTTGAAAACACTCTTCTGGGGTACCAACAGCATAAATCTTATGACTGTTGTCACCTTTTACTACAATCATTGACTGTACCTCCTAAAGATAAATTACTGTACCGCATTCTCTACATTCGTATGTTTCAAAGCCAATTTCCATTTCTTCTTTACAGTTTGGACAGATTGGTAGCAGCATTCACAAAACTCCTTTTCCGTGTTATTATTTACTTGTATATTTTTTGTTTAGTAGCTTACTTCGTCTGCAAACGAGGTAGGCTCTTTTGTTTTGACAAATATAGTCGATAAGACAAATCGATTTGTCTTTTCATTGCATCATGCCAGTTTTTACTAGCTTTACTTCGATCTGGCATTGTCATTATCATACCTGCTTTCCTCATAGCAGATATTTTTCTACATATTTGATATTTGCTTCTATTCAAAAGCCTAGCTAGATACGCCGTATTTAAAACATAACCATTTTCGTCAAACTTTATTTCTTTGAGCAATAAATTAATATCGTCCTTTGTGTAAGGTCGATGCCTATTAGGCTTCAATCGTCCCTCTTTAAATAACCGATTGAGTTTATTTACGATTGCATATTCTGATTGATTCAGCTCGTGTGCTATAGTTACTAGCGGACAACCTGCTGTATACAACGAAATAATGCGTTCTTTTTCTCTACTCGTAAGAGGCTGAGCGGGTGGGTCTATTGGATCATCCCAGTAAATCTCAAAAAGTTGACCTTTTTTTCGCATGCGAAAAACCTTGGTATAAACAATTTTTCTGTCACATCCAAATAATTCTGCTAACTCATGATAGTTACAAACAAACCCTCTATGGTCATACTTCGCATTTTTTATGAGTAGTTTTTCCTCCTCGGGAGTCCACCTTTTGGCCATCTAACTAACACCCCACTTCATTGAGCATTTTTTGATAAGCAGCTTCGTAACGTTCTAACTCTGCTTGAAAATGTTTTAACGTGTGAATGTCTTGTTGAATTGGATGTTTTGCACTTTCATGACGTACTGCATCTCTTAACGTTTCAATTTTTTCTCGCACTGCCTCACGTACTAAAAAGGCTTCATTGGCTGTTAACATAGGTTTTTCTCCTTTCATTCGGTGTAACAAAGCGCCTGTCCTACTATCTTGAAATGTTGGTTTTTCTCCTTTCATTTTTCCAGTTACCTTCCAACCATCAGGAGTAGGCTGAATACATCTCATGATACGTATCTGCCTTTCGCTTAAGTTACTCATTTTGCATTCAATATGATTCAATCGATTGTGTAAAATAAACAACCAAGTACAGAAGATGCTTGGTACGACAATAATGATCGCGTAAACTACACCCATTTACTTCACCTCGCGATTCTGTTTCCTCTTGTAATGTTCACCAGCGTTATCGGCGATCCAACTATTAAATGAACATAATTCAATGACAAGGTTATAAGTCATCAACACCAGTGCATAAATCAGTAAAATCTTTCCGTCTGCTTTAGTGCCGATTAATAAACCCACTCCGAATATATATAATCCATAGGTTAACCTATTTAGGTTTCTGTACATTTTTTTCATTTTGTTTTTTATCGTCCTTTCCTTTAATAGTGTACGTATGCGTTATGCCTGTTTTACGTGTCATAACGTTACAATATGCTTGACCTAATAAATCAATATTTACTTGATCTGCCATTTTATTCACCTCACTTGATATTTAAGATTTTTTTGATTTTCTGAACTTGCTCTTCTGAACGTCTACGACCATGAAGAATATCTGACAAGTAAGGGCTTGAAATCCCCAGTTGTTTTGCTAACCAAGATTGGTTTTTGCCTGCACGAATTAGAGCTGCTCTTACGTCAATTGCTAAGTCTTGTGACATTTAATCACATCCTTTCTGGTATAATTTTCTTATCAGCAAGTGGTCTGCTGAAATATATTACGAGGTGGTGAATGATATGAATAGAGTTATAATTAACTTCAAGGTAAAGAAAGAACAAATATTTTTTGGTATTGATCAAGTTATTTTAGACGGCAATACATTTGATCCTTCTACTGTTAATGCTTCTGATAGAAAAAATGCAAAATCATTAAACCTAAAAGGTGATGGCCAAAATGTTGCAATTCAAACAGAAGATATTTTGTCCTTCCAATTTTTAGCTGATTAAAATTTAGCAAGCATTCGTGCTAGTAATAATTGAACCAATGCTTGAGTCTCTTCTAAATCAGCAGGTACTCTCTTACTGAAATGAGATAGTTGCTGGTCAATTAATTCATCTATTTTTTGAACTTGCGATTGCCCCTTGTTATTCACAGTAACTTGGGGCTCGTTTTTGACTTCATCCATTTCCTTCTCCTCCTTCCGTTTTTAATTTGTAAGCTAAAAAATTAGCTAATTTAATAAATTTTATTGACTTACTCTACAATATTTTGTAGAATAAGTGCATAGCTAAATAAGACTTTTTTAAGCCTAGTAAAACAACACTTTTTACCGTTCCCCAACGATTTTTTAGTTTGTTTCTCGGTTTTATTTGCGAACTTATTAGCTAATATTTTAGCTTACGGACATAGTATATTAAAAAGTTTTGTAGATGTCAACTGATTTTCTACGTTTTTTTATAGAAATATCCGAAGCTTATGGAGGAAAGCTTGATATGACTGTATTTGATAGAGTTAAAAAATTAGCAGATAGTCAAAAAATATCTATTGTAGAACTTGAAGAAAAGTTAAATTTTAGTCGAAATTCATTGTATGCTTGGAAAAAAAGCAAGCCTTCTATCGATAAATTAGAAGCTGTCGCAAATTATTTTGGAGTTTCAACGGATTATTTATTGGGTCGTGAAATCTCTAATAAACCAAAGCAATCTGATGACTTGGATGAAATTTTAGACAATGTGATGAGTTTTGATGGTGAGCCTTTGGATGATCATGATCGGGAAGTTATTCGTGCTTACTTAAAAGGAAGATTCGGAAAATAATTTAAAGGTTGTGCTATATGAAAAGTATCAAAGAGTTGGTGGAAGAATATGAAGTAGAGTTAGTTTTTGCTCCAATAAATAAGCGCGCGTGTTATGAGTCGGTCAAAAGGATAATTTTCGTAAATCAAAATTTATCTATCGAAGAACAAGAAGAAGCTATATTCCATGAGTTTAAACATGTGGTTTCCCATTCGGATTACATGGAGTTATATAAAATCCCTTCTTTTAGAAATAAAATGGAAGCTGAGGCAGATCATCATATGTTTAAATGCCTTATTGAAAAACATGACGGGCAATTTAATTATTCTAACGTGATTACTCATTACAATTTAAAGATGGGACAGGAAAATTATTTAAAATAAAAAAGCTTGCTATTTAGAGAGTGAGAGAATTTCATTGAAGATAAATCAAAAAATCTATAATTACTCTATTGTTGTTTTAGCATTAATTTCAATCGCTTTAGTTATTTTTGATTTTTCAAATGTCATTAATATTAGTAATCCACCGTTTAACATTATTGATAATTTTATCTTAATCACATTTACAATTGACTACATTGTTAGATTCATTATTTCAAAAAATAAAATCAAATTTTTTAAAGAAAATATTTTTGATCTGATTGCGATAATTCCTTTTGATGCTATTTTTTCTTTCTTTAGAGTCGCTAGGTTGTTTCGTATAGCTAAAATAGCTAGACTTGCAAAGCTAACAAGAGCGATAGGTGTGGTTGGGAAATTAACAAGAAACACTAAATCATTTTTAAATACTAATGGATTTTTAAACGTAATTTATTTAAGTTCAGTTCTTATTGTTATTTCAGCAATGATTTACTCATATGCAGAAAACGTCCCGTACATTGATGCATTTTGGTGGGCTTTAGTCACCACAACAACTGTTGGTTATGGCGATATTTCACCAACTACGCCATTAGGTAGAGTTGCAGCAATCATTTTAATGATTTTAGGAATTGGATTTATTGGTATGCTTACTTCGACTATTACAGAATATTTTAATAAAAGTAAGAATGAAGAAGATGAATCAAATGATAAAATTGAATTACTTATTAATAAAATTGATCAATTAGAAAGTACGATTGAACAACTAAAAGAGGAAATAAAAAAATAACGCACCCTCCGACCAAGAAGTTGTGCGTTAAAAATAGAACCAAAATAGGCTTATTTTGTTACGCCTATTTTACCAAAAATAATGAGGTGAAACAATGGCAAATGAAATAAAACAAGTAGCGTTATACATACGTGTGTCTACAGATCAACAAGCTAAACATGGTGATAGTTTGGATGAACAACAACACACTTTAAATGAATACGTAAGACAACAAGGAAATATGAGAGTATTCAAAACTTATATAGATGATGGCATTTCAGGTCAGAAACTATATCGTGATGAATTCCAAAAATTATTAGATGATGTTAAAAAAGGAAGAATCGATACGATCTTATTTACAAAATTAGATAGATGGTTTAGAAATTTACGTCATTATTTAAATATTCAAGAAATACTAGACAAAAACAATGTTACTTGGTTAGCCGTTACACAACCTTTCTTTAACACAGAAACGGCAATGGGTCGTTCATTTGTAAATCAATCAATGGGTTTTGCTGAGCTTGAAGCACAGATGACTTCTGAAAGAATTCGTGCCGTTTTCGATAATAAAATACGAAAAGGTGAAGTTGTTAGTGGAAAAGTTCCCCTTGGCTACGAAATCAAAGACAAACATCTTGTTCCAAATGAAAAAGCTGAAATAGTAAAAGAAATTTTCCAATACTATTTAGAAACTGGCAGCATGCGTGCCACCGTTAGACATTTAGAAAATCATTTCAGCATGACAAGAGATTATCAAAGCGTTCGGCAAATGCTTACTAATAGAAAATACATTGGTGAATTACGAGATAATAAAAATTTTTGTAAGCCTATTATTGATCGTGACGTATTCGAAAGAGTACAATTACAACTTTCAAAAAATATTCGTATGAATAAAAAACGCGACTATATGTTTACTGGATTGTTAGTTTGTAGTGAATGTGGTTGTAATTATTCCGCCACGGCGGTTATTAGCCGATATGTACGCAAAGATGGTACGACAAACCCTAATGAAAGACATTTATATAGATGCACCAAAAACCGTAATAACGCAAAAAAATGCAGTAATAAAAAAGGCATATATGAAACCACACTAGAAAATTTCCTTCTGGAAAATATTGAAAAACAAGCAGAAGAGCTGTCTGTAAAAATGCAACAAGAACCCGAAGTAAAAAAAACTAAGAATACTAACGATAAAATAAAAAAGAAAATAGATAGACTAAAAAAAGCTTATCTAAATGAGGTTATAACATTAGAGGAATATAAAAAAGACAGAGAAGAATTAGAAGCACTTTTAATACCTGAAAGAGATAATAAAATTGCTAAAATTGATTTGAACTCACTGCATAACTACTCTACTGCTGAATTTAGAGATGGATATAAACAGCTAACTATTTCGGAAAAAAGTTCTTTATGGCGGCAAGTGATTAAAAATATTGTGGTTTATCCAGATGGAAATTTGAAAATAAATTTTTTAGGATATTGA